ATCATCAACGAATCTACCTTTATCTGTTTGCTCATCAGCATCTAGTTTCCAATGCTTTCCATCATGAGGTTCATTAGGTGTGAAAGGATCAAACTTTACTCCGCCCACAGATAAAATGACACTTTCAGGCAAAGTGCCTAAAGTTTCTATATCTATCATTGCATGAGTGGCCATTTAAAATCCTGATGTCCAATGTGCATATTCTTCTTTGCAGTTAAATTCTCCGCATATACACTGATTTTCTTCTAACTGCTCTCCATTGAGTCCTTCACGTTTTTGCTCTTTAGCACGATCTAAATCTGCCCAACCACTTTCTATATGATGTCCAAACATTATACTGCCTCCGCTTGTTTTTTATTTTCTAAGGCTTCTTTGATTTTATCTCTGTATCTGCCTAACATACTCCAAGCATTATAATCACCAGTTGCTTGTAGATCAAATCCATAACCTTCTTTAACCTGCTTTACTTGATAACCATCAGGACCATTTACAAATTTTTCCATTGCTACATGTCCAAATACTATCTTGTAATATTTAGAACCATCAATGTAATCGCCGTCTTTTTCGCCAGTTACCCAAAAAGCATCATCTTTACCATGTACTTGTCTTAACTTTAATCCAACTACAACTTCCATAAATTCTTTAAGTTGCTCAGTTGACTTGTACTCTTTAGAAAGGATTTGTGTATTTCTATTCTTTATCATTATACTGCCTCCGCAATTCTGTTCACTGCGATATCACTGCCATCTATAATGTCTGTAATATCAGTAAATCCATAAGACTCAACAATAAAGTATCTTGTTTCTTTAACAACATCTTCTGTTCTCATTACTTCATAACCAATCTGTGGTACTTCAGCAATAATATCTCCAACACTTAAAGAGTGCATGTTTCTGTATTCAATAGTTTTACCATCTCTTACAAATGACTTCATTGTGTAACCACTTACATGTTTCTCAAATACAATATCTTCACCTGTTTCTTCATCTAAGTAGCATTGGTTAAGAATTGAGAACACTTCATTTTTGCTAGTAACAGTATAGTCTACACTATCACCTTGTGTGAGTCCACAAAATCTACCATCTACTTCACATACTTTAGTATAATGTGAAAAGTATTCTGGTTTAAAATCTATTTTATCACTATCGCCTCTGGCGTGCATAGTTTCCATTTTTGCATTATATAATGGATATTTTTTAGCGGCTCCTGAGTGTCCGCCTTCGTTTGAATTGACGTAATCGTGTATCTCGTCAGTTACTTTGATTTGATAAATGTCGTATTGCATAAAAACTCCTACCTTTTTATTTAAACTATACATATATGATAGCACAAATCAAGGAGTTGTCAACCTTTTTACGACATATTTTTGAATTTTTTTATAGTTCTATTTTGTAATCATCTGGTAATTCAGGTGCTTCATTAATAGGTGCTAGTTGCCCTGCACCCTTAACACCTTCTTCCCAAACCATTTTTTCAAACGGATCTTGCTCACCTGTTTTTACTTTTTCCCAGAACTCTGAGGGTGTGCCTATTTTATCTAAGAACCATGCGATTTTATGTGCCGAATTAACACGGGCATTTTGCATATCTGTATGTCCAAAGTCTTTAGGATCGTTAGGATTACCTTCCATGTACTTACGATTCTTAAATGTTTCGTCATCATTGTTACCTGTTATGTCTGCTCTGTCATGTATAAACTCAAAGTCTACTCTTTCAAATATATCCAGCATGTATGCAATATGACTTAACCAAGCATCGTTTTGTGGATTCTGACTTAAATGTCCCATTAGGATAAACCAATCTCTAGGAACAATAGGCAGTATAGCATAAGGATGCCCTGCATGATTATCTTTGGGTCCTAGTAATTTAAATTGTCCATTGTATTGATCAATTACTTCGTCCCAGCCTTCTGAAACCATTAAGCAGTCATCGTTCCAGAAGAACATCCATTCTCCTGTGGCCGCTCCGGCTAATGTATTGACGTAAATATGTAGATTCTCATATCCAAGTGGTTTAAATATACTTGCTCTGGCTTCTATACCAACCTCTTTTAAATCCTCTGCAATCTCTTCTTTTATGTAATCTATTACAGATTGATCATCTTCGTCTACACCAAATAGTATTTCTAGTCTTTCTGGATGTTTCGCTTTACTTACTAAAGAATCTAAACTTTTTCTTAATACCTCTCTACGACCTCGTGTAGGCAATAGTACTGATATAACTGCGTGTTCTGTTTTAGGTTGTTGTTTTGCCATTTTGACTTACCTCTGTCTTCCTTTGGTGATCGTTTTCACCTGTAAATAGTTTTCTAATGTTTCCTCTGAATGTGTAATGTCCTACATGATTTAGAGCAGTACGTGGATCTAAGTAAACAGTACCTCCCATATTCTGCCATGTTCTACAGAACATGTAATCCTCTGACAAATAACGTCTACTTTCTGGATCTATCACAGTATCAAATAATGCATACATGAATGGCTCAAATTTTTGGTCTACATTAATATCATTTACATATTTGTATTCAGGATGTTTATCAAACATTTGCTGGATTACATCTTTTCTAATACACATAAAGCCTGTGCCTGCATCTTTTAGTTTTACTAAGTTATCTTCTATTTGTACTTGCGGTGTTTTGTTACCTTCTTTATCTGATACAAAGTCAAAGTTTACAACATAGTTTGAACTGTGGCCTTCAATTGTTTCCTCATTTTCATTAAGATCAGGATTTCTAGCGGCTCCTATGATACTGTTCCAATTAATTGCTTTCTTAGGATACGCACCTACAACAATTGGCTTGTCATAAGCAACCATTCTCAAAATGTCCTCTGGATTAAATTCAATATCAGCATCAATAAAAAATAAATGTGTTGCCGCTTGATTCTCCATAAAGAAACTTGTAAGTGTGTTTCTTCCTCGTGTAACTAAACTTTCATTTGCAAGTGTACTTACTGTATATTGAATGTTGTATTTGTTAAACAGTATTGCTAACCTCATCATACTTCTAAAATAAGGTTCTCCTAATTGCCCACCATAACAAGGTGTTGCAATAAAAATATGTTTTTGTCTTAAAAGTCCTAAAGGTACTTCGATTTTTTCGTCTAGTAATTTATACATGACGTCACCGTCATTAGTTTGTGCTTCAGGCTTTTCAACCTTCTTTGCTTTTTTCTTTGCCATTTTTTACCTTGTGTGTCCTAATAATAAATCTGGGTCTTCTTCATCATTTATGTATTCAAATATATTATCTAAATACTTTCTTTCCTTGTCATTATTTAACAATATCCTTTCGTCAACAAACAAAAGATCGGTATTATTTGCAAATGCAAGGTCAATTAATTCGTCTCTGCGTTTTTTGTCGTATGTCATTCCTAAGATACTTGGGAATACTATACCTTGAATATTTGGATCACGTATGAAGTCTTCTAACATAGGCTCCCAATGACAAAATGAAAGTTCTAAAGGATAGTCTGCTGGTTCTATACCAACCTCTTTACAGAACTGTTGCATTATCATACTTGTTACAAAGAACGGTGTTGTTTCACAGAACCTACTGTTCATGTCTATATAATTTATCCAAGTCTTACTTGTATCTATATTTTCTAAAGGTTGCCTGTATGTTCTATGTAATCTAAAATAACCGCCTGGTCTACGTCTACCGTAGTTACCACCTTTTACTAAAACTCTAGTATCAAAACTCCAACGAGTAATATCAGTTTCGTTATTAATATTACCATGTAGGTGCCCTTGTTGAAATAACCAACTTTGGCCAGGAGAAGCATTACAAGGAATACTATGCTCTAAGCATAATTTTTGTATGTCTTGATAACTTAGTTGTTCATCATATGCTTTTTGAGTTATCATTCTGCTTTGGTGCCATGGTAATATTTGCATAGTATTAGAATCATATGCTTCTGTTATTGGGCTCCAAATACTAAACATTCCTGGACCATGTCCAAACCAAATACCCTGATGAAAGTTAAGTGTTCTACCATGTTTTGCTTGATTGGGTATTACTACTCTTACACCAACAACATCTTGTACCATAAAGTCTGCACCATCAAGTCTGGGTCTTGCGATATCTTCCACAAAGTCATCTAACTTTTTAGCAAACTCTTCTGTTTTACAAATACGTTGTATGTCCCATACAAAGTCATTAATCTCATTAGGCTTCATAACCTCATGTAATTTTTCTAATTCTGTAACTTGTGGATATTTTTCCTGAACTGCGTCTATAAAATATTGACGCCAGTTGTATTTTTCATGATCATGATCTATTAATTGGTTATCCCAATCATAACTTAACTTGTTTAATTCCATCCATCTTCCTTATAAATGGTGGAGCGAACAGGGGTCGAACCTGCGACCTCCTGGTTGCAAACCAGGCGCTCTCCCAACTGAGCTACCGCCCCAACCGTGTAGTGACTACTTAAGGTTTCTATTTAAGTATGCAGTCATTCTATCACCAACTGCTTTAGAGTTTCTAGCAACATTGTTGCCAATTGTTTCAGCATTTTTCATAATGTTCTTGCTGATTTGCTCTGCATTCTTTTGAATGTTCGCCGCGATAACTTCACCACTCCATGGATTAGTTGTTGCTTTTTTTGTAACTTTCTTTGTTACTGTTTTCTTGGTTGCTTTTGCTTTTACCATTTTTGCCATCCTGTTGCATACGCAACGTTTATTAAGTAATGGTGCTGGATGTCGGATTCGAACTGACGACCTACTGATTACAAATCAGTTGCTCTACCAACTGAGCTAATCCAGCCTTATTACGAAAACTATTTATAGTATATAAGAAATGCAGGTCAGAAAAAAAGAGCACAATAAATGTGCTCTTTGTTTAATAGAAATTATTTATCTGAGAATGGTTTTTTAGAAACAAATTCGTTAAGACGCTCTGCTTCTTTCAGTACTTCTTCTGTAGTAGGCATGTCTTCAGGATTTTTTGCCTTCGCCTGAAGAATTTCTTTTGCCTCTCTTACCAAATCCAAACGTATCTCGTATGGTGTTTTGTTAGACATGTTTTAAATCCTTTAACCTATGTTATTATGCATCTATTTATCGTGATTTGAAGTCAAAGTTAAAACTATGTATTGCTTACTTTTTCTTCTTGAGTTTTGCTACTTCTTTTTCTAAATCTACAATACGTTGTCCAAGTAATGGATATTGCTTTAACCATTTTTCTTCGCGACTAGCAATTTCTAAATCATATCTCTTTGCTACCCACTCCATTGTGTTATCCATCTTTACTTGGAACCATACACCCATTTTAGTATTCTTAAACCACTGATAAAAACTACTACCAATTATACTTGATAGTATAGCCTTTAATGATAAAATTATTAACCAGTTCATTTTTATTCCTTATTTAGGTAATTGCTCGCCGTTGTCATCCATGTTGTATAAGAATTCGTGATATAATCCCATACTATGATCAGCAAAACCATCTATTAAATTAAAAGATTTTATTGCCATCCAATGCCCTCTACATTTATCTTTGAAACGTTGAAACCATGTTGCAGGCCTTATATTACCATATGTATTAATATATCTCAATACACCACCGTGTCTAAACAATAAGAAAGAAGGTGGTACAGCCGTTACAGCATCATTGTTATTTCTATATCTGTAATATTTTACACCCTCTAATGATTTAAGGAACTCTTTATTACCAACTCTAGGTTGTCCAAATGTATGTAAACCACCTGATATTCCTAAAGGGCAAGTATTAAGTTCAGCGGCAACCAATACTGCCATTGCTCCACCTAAACTGTGTCCTGTAATCCATAGAGTTTTTGATTGTTTCTTATCATGTTTTTTAAGAGCGTCATATATACCAGGCATTACTTTTTTGTATTCTGCATAAAACCCTCTATGTACTCTACCTGATACATGATGTTTTACTGGAAACATTTTTAAGTCTGCTAGTATATCATTTATTTGTGTTGGCTCTGTACCTCGACATGCTATGAGAACATCGTCTTTGTCACTCATTACATAAGCCTGTGCTCCATCTACATCAATAAATGTTGGTGGTAACGGTTTATTTAAGAATTTTTTAAGAGGACTTAAATCTTTTATTCCAGGTCTTGCCTCTAATAAATCTTCTGGTGATTGATAACATTGATGAGCATACATACTCAACAACAAACCGCGATCGCGGTACGACATATCTTTTACTGACATTTGTTACTCCTTAATAATAAATATTATTATAGTAGTATTTATCAGTTTAGACTATATATTCTGACCTTTCTTTTGTTGCTGTATGCTGTTTACCTGACTTAGTAATATATGGTTGTGTTATTCCTTTTGTTCCACCAGTATTGCTTATTACTGATAACATAAGACTAAACATTCCGATTACTGCCGGTATTACAATCGCTACTAGTATTACACCATCAATCATTTTTCTTTATCCTTATACTTCTCTTTACGAGGTATAATCTTTGTTTTATCTTTTTGAACTTTATGGCCGAAAGGTGAGTCATGAGTAAACATTTGCAAGTGCGATCTTGTTTTTGGTTTACTCGTTTTCTTCGACATGTTTTTCACCTATTGCTATTGCCTCTTCTGTACTATATGGACTTTCGTGTGCCATTGGTTCTTTCGTTTCGTCTATGTTAGGCCAAATTTCCGACATCTTCGCATTTATTTCTATAAAAGGAATTTGCTCAGGTGGTAATTCATCATCACTCCATATTGCCTCGACCGGACACTCTGGCTCACATAAGGCACAATCAATACATTCATCTGGATTGATAACTAGCATATCTGGACCCTCATAGAAACAATCTACAGGGCAAACCTCTACGCATTTTGTGTCTTTACATCCTACACATGGACTACCTACTACGAAACTCATAACTGTACTTATCTAAAAACAATATTATACTTAATTTTCCTGTATTGTCAAGTTAATAAGGATACAATAGTCAATAAAGAAGCAACTGTTCCTAAAAAAATACTTGCTACTAATAATGCAAATAGAATAATTCGCATTGGTGTTATTTTGAATTTACCGCCTTGTTTACCAACACCGATGACGGCCTTTAATGCTTCTTTAATCAAAAGATAATTTGGTTAAGACCCATTACTGCTAACATCATACCAAAAACAAGTACCTGTACTACTGTAGGTATAACCACAAACATTACTAAAGGATCAAAATCCATCTTATTCCAATAGTCTGTTTCTCTCCATTCAGCAAATTCTTCTGGAGTTGAATCTCTTACTTCATATCTCATTTCAATTACCTATTTTGTGGATGCCAAGGAGCAATCCAATATTTAAAAAAGAAACTTAAAAGTTTTTTCATATATTCTCTAGTTTACTTTAGTTGCATACATAATAAACATGGGTACTGCAAAAGGTAATGTGATTAATACTACAAATTCTATTAAATCACATACCGCACATACATGGTCATCCTGTTTCAACTTTAAAATCAATTCTGTCACGTCTGTTCTCTCTAATTAATACTTGGTGAAACTGCCATTATAGAAACCAAGAATATGCCTACTAGAGTTACAAGTTCTAAATGATCTTTAATTTTATTAATTTTTTTCTCGCTCATTACTAATGCTCCAGTCGACAATCTCCTTCACACTTCGCAATGCACCATACAGGTTATCGGATGTCTGGATAGACAAACTTAACCATATTGTGATGAAATTTCTAATCATGATGGGAGGTTGATATAATTTCAGTTTATAATATGTTATATGCGGTATTTATACATAAGCATTTGAAACACCTGTATTATAGGCCATTTTTGGATTATTTGGTTTTTGGGAGTTTTTTAAAAATCGAAGTTATATCTATTGACAGGAATTGCTTCTGTAGTTTCTATTTGTTTTTGGTATTCTGTAAAGACTTCTGAAAGTTCTTTTGGCATTATTACATTACGACCTCTGCCCTTCCTATTTTGGCTTTGCTGTTTGATCATACCTTTTACCGTATGTATGCCACGGTCTATCATAGGAAATCTATAAAGTATATCAAATCTATTGTATACTCCACTTTCAGATGCTAGAATTTTTTTAAGATTTTCAAATCCTGTTGTGCCTGATTTTTGGGGTATAAGTCCTTCTAATATATTATTATACCATTCGTATTTAAAAATATATCCATCAGTTAGAAAAGGACTCAGTGAATTATATTTCTCGCCGGATACACTTTTAACTGTTCTAATATCATTCTCTATATAGATATTTTTATTTTTTACAACATCTAAATTGTTTTTAAAACCAGCATATACAATTTCTGGGTTATGGTAGTATATATCTCTGAAACACTCTATACCTTTGTTTTTACAAAATACATAATAAGGAGTTAATATATCATGAATAAAAACATCATTCATTCTATATTTGTTTGAATTTGTCGCACCACTAGAATATTTTATTAAAGGTGGGTCTCCTCCCATTAATATATTTTTTATATTGTATTTAGAATGTAATATATCTAACCAATGTAAATGAACTGCTAGTTGGGGACTAACATTTGCGTAATTGTCTCCATACGCATAATGTTTATTATTACTAAAGAATTCAAAAAGATCTATATCTATTATTTTAAGATGTACATTATTTTTATCAGCCACATGTTGTGCCAAATAGACATCTTCTGCATTTATTATTGTTCCTTTCCATAACGACCGATATGTATATGCCGTAATATCTTTTTGTAATTGTTTTGCTAATAATAAACTAAACTGACTATCTATACCTCCACTAAGGGATATATTAACTTTGTCTATATTTTTAAGTATTTCATCTGAACACGACAAAACAGTCTTATCTGTTTTTGTCGCATGGAATTTTGCATAAAAGGCCGGAGATATATCTATTTCTAAACCTGGTTGTTTTCCTAATTGTATAAATGTTTCCATAAAAAAATAAAAATACTCTTAATTTGATAAATACATATAGTAATTAGTTATCATAAACTTAAACATTTGGAGAATCATAATGGCGGCATACATTGTAGCATTAGATAGCGGAACACATGCTGACGCAACAGCGGCTCAAAGTGCTATTACAGGCGCAGGAGCAACGATTACGGAAACGTATTCATTTAATTTAACTTACAAAATTGACTGTACTGCGGAGCAACTAGCCGCGATAGCAGGCGTCTTACACAGTTCTTTAGAAACAGCAACCGAAGATGTAACAGTACAATATTCAACAGATCACTTAAAACATCTTTGTAATAATGTAGATAGAAGTTTAGCCAGTACATATCGTCCTACACACAATGGTACAGGATCTACAATATATCTTTTAGATACTGGAATAAATGAAAGTCACGATGAATTTACAAATTCAAGTATAACAAATTTATATACTGCATTTGGTACAGACTATTCGGACTCAACAGGACATGGTACTGCTATGGCTAGTTTGATAAACGGTGATAATATTGGTGTTTCTCCAAAGGCCAGTCTTTTTAATATCAAATTTAGTAATAGTGTTTCATCTTCTGTTTCCATAGGTACTATTATAGAGGCAATGAATGCCGCTTTAGTACATCATAAGGCAAACACACCTAACAAAGTAAAAACTCTTTGCATGCCTTGGACAACAGCAAAAAACAGTTTAGTAGATGCAAAATTACAAGAATTAGAAACTCATAATATGATGGTAATATGCTCAGCAGGTAACAATGCCGCTGATGTAGATAATTATTCCCCTGCAGGTCTTGATCAAGTTATGACTGTAGGGTCATATAACGATAGTTATCAAGTTGGTGCATTTGGTGCCAATGGCACATGGGCCGGTGGTTCAGCAGGAACAAACTTAGGTGAAGAGGTTGATATTTATGCCTTGGGTTCTAACGTAAGTATTGCAAGTCACAGTGATAATACTTCTTATGGAACAGCATACGGAACAAGTCCATCTACTGCCATTATAGCAGGATTATCAGCACAATACATACAAAAGGAACCAACTGCTACATCTACACAAATTAAATCCTTTATAGTAGGTGAGGGTTCTATTCCAAAGAGAGGAGCAAATATAACATTTGATTCAGGACTTATTACATCAACTGGTGCTAATGTAGAATTACTTTCAAAATCTATTGGTGTTAGTCCACAAGTTAATGATGTAGACTTAGCATCTATACCTTCTGGTGTAGTTATTATTGTTGAGCAAGGGCAAACAGGTACAGTAGACATTGGTTTAAATAGCGGAGCATCAAATGTTTCTGTTTTAGGATTTAGTCCTCTACCACCTTTTGCTACTTTTAATACAGGCACTGGTGTTGTTAGTGTTGATACTACATCTAATATGGATGGTGTTACTGTCCCTGGTAAATACCATTTTGCTATAAGAGGCGATGTTGATAGTGTAACAAGAGTTGAAGAATATACTATTGGTGTTATTGCTACAGGCGGACAAGAAACCGATTTAGATACTGCACCTGAATATTACTATGATGGTACAAACTTTGATCAGGTTGTAAACTTTGCATTCTGGAAAGAATAAAAAGAATCGTTCTTATACAATCAAATTTTTAAGATCTATTAAATAGAGATATGGACAATATCTTTATAGATCTTACATCTAAAAATAATCAATTTATATGTGTAGAAGAGCAGGGCTCTTGGTTATTTCATAGATTCGGGAAAAGACGCATAAAAGATGAAGAATTAGATTTTACAATTTTAAAAAAATATTTAAAAAAAGAATCCCCAAAACAAATTACACTTTATAGTATTCTAGGAGATCCAATGGAATATTCTAGAATATTAGACTTGTTACACTTCTGCAGGAAGTCTGATATTGTAGTAAATATCAATACCAATGGATTTAGTAAAAAGATAGAGAAAACTTTAGCACATAATATAGAATTCTGTTTTAAAATTTATGGATATAAAGAAACATTGGAAACAATTATTCCTAATGCAAATGATACAATTTTTAAAAATTTAAATTTAGATTTTAAAGTAAAACCAAGAATACAGTATATGGTATACGAACATAATTTGTCTGATGTAATTAATATTATAGAATTATGTGAATCAAAAGGATATAGTTTAGAATTACAACCAGGTGTCTGTGTATATAATAATTTAAATCATGTGATATCAAAAGAAGGCAAGTGGTTATACGATATAAAAGGTATTGAAGAATACAATTTAGATTGTTTTTATCAGCAATATACAGAATTTGAAGATCTTAAGAAAATATTTAAAGAATTTAAAAAAATAGATAATAAAAAAATTCAATCTAACGAAGGCTGGCACTTATTAAAAAACTATGTAGTAGATACAGGAATTAGTATCTTAGATGCTAGTTTACCTGATATAGCATGTAAAGAATCTTATAACAATATTAATTGTATTTCTTATAAAGGACACATGTTTGATAGCATAGAAAAAATGTCTATTATTACTAATGCTTATATTCCTGATTGGACGCCAGAAGCATTCGGTAGAAGAATAAGATACAAAGATCAGTACCATACTAATATATACAGTATACTTTGTGAGTTTGCTAATAGTGAGAAAAAGACTATAGAGTTTTCGTTATAGAAATATCAGATATATTATTACAAAAATCAAAAGGACATACAGTCTTTGCTTCAGGTAACTCCCATGTATTGTTTGATATATTACCAAAGTTTTTTGCACCGCACCAACTACTATAAATTTCTCCACTTGCATCTATATTAAGACTTTCAAATCCTAAATGGCATCGTAGTCCTCTAAATGCATTTAGTCCTTTATCTATTATTTGATGTCCTTGTACATATTCTACAGTACCATCATCGTATAAAAATTCTGTCATAAAAGCATTTGGGTCAGGTGCAGGAAAATTGTCTTCTACGTTAGATTCTCTTCTTATTTCTTGTTGCTTTATTCCTGGTCGCTCTAATATATTTCTCTCCTGCTCAGTATATTCCCAGTATGTTTGTTGCTTACTATGACGACCTAAGAGCTTCTTATACATAGTCTTTACGCATATACTAACATGATTGTAATTGTTATGCTCACAATATAAAAATAAATTTCTAAGTTCTTCTACAAAATTACCTAAATCTTCTACTTGTCCGCCTATCCCAGCAATGTTTATATCTATAAATACGTTGTCTTTTATTTCATTTATGACATCTATAAAGTGTTGCTTGTCTTGTGATAAAGGATGAAATGTTAATACAACTGCATTCATATAATGCTTTGCTTTAGACCACCAATTAACTGTTCTACTGGCATTTGTGTATACTGTACTAGTTGTATTGTACTCACTTATTGTTCTTATTATATCTTCGAACCCTGGTATAACTGTAACCTCTCCGCCTATAAGTTCGTAATCTATACGTTTATCTAAACTGTTATAATAAGTTGAAAACTTTTTAATTGCTTCTATATATTGATCTTTATTTAACCAGGGTTTACTTCCATCGTGTAATTGGGGAGGGCAGTATTCACATTCGTAATTACAAGAATTACCCATGTTCCATTGTATTCGAATAAAGTTATTATCGTTTCTGGCGTGGGGGCCTTTTACAGAGACCAAATTAGGCATTAGAAGCCTGCAAATACTGTTAGTGATCCAAATGTTATAGGGTGCCCACATGTAGTTGCACTACCTACAAGAGTAATAGGTCGTCCTTCTGCAAATACAGTATTAGAACCGTTAACTATAAAAGATGAGGAATGAGGAGGTTCGCCGTGGGGAGCAACTTGATCCCCTACTAAACTTAGTGGTGAACTTTCAACAAATACTGATTTAGCACCTGTATTAATTGTAACAGCACAGACAGTTCCACTTGTAAATATTCCACATGTACTTGGCATACAAGTATTTATCTACTTTTTCTTCTTTTTCTCTGGTTTTTCTTCAACAATTTTTAGATAATCTTCAGCACTTTCTTTTATTGTTTCGCTGACTGATAAAACTTTATCTGTTGTAAATGAAATTTGATCTGTTATGGATGTAAATGTAAATGGAACTACTGCAATTGAATTATTTTCATTATCGCCTGTATTGCTTAATACTACCATTCTAGGATGTGTAAGTACGATTAAGTTATTATCGTCATTAGTAGATATCAATGTACCTATCATTTCTAATCCTGTAAGAGTTTTTATTGTTACTACTTTTCCTAGTAATTCTTTTAATTCTATTATCATAAACTAAAGCCTTTAAATGTGTCTCCATCTACGTCTTGTTTTGTACCACCAATAACGTAAGATGATATTTCTGTCTCTTGTGGTGCAACCTGTACTGAACTACCTGTAATCCATTGTTGAGTCCAAGGTAAAGGATTTGTACCACTATTATATATCTTTTCTAAGCCTACGGCATGCATACGTTTGGCCGCAATAAACTCCACATACTGTTTTAATAGTTCTGCATTTAGTCCTATAATACTGCCGTCTTTAAACAAATACTCAGCCCATGCTTTTTCTTGCTCTACTGCATCTATGAACATTTGTTTACATTCTTCTGCTGTTTCTTTTTTAATCTTAGCAAAGTCTTTATCTTCTTGCGGTAAAAACTTTAGCATTTGCTGTGTACTTGCCAAATGCACATTCTCATCACGTGCAATAAGTTTAATAATTTTTGCATTGCCTTCCATTCTTTTAAGTTCAGCAAAAGCCCAACTACAAGCAAATGATACATAAAAACGTACGCCTTCTAATATGTTTACACTCATTAAACATTTCCAGATACGTTTCTTATGTTCATAAATATCGTATTTTTTACTACCTGTATCTCTGAGTAGATTATATTCTATAAGCCTATCATAGTTTTCTGTGATACTATCTGCACAATCACATATTTCTTTGATGTCTAACATCTCATCAAATACTTTACTAGGATTTGCATATACATTTCTAATAATATGTGTGTAACTTCTACTATGTATAGTTTCGCTAAATGCCCAAGTTTCTATCCATGTTTCTAATTCAGGAAGACTTACCACAGGCAGAAAAGCAATATTAGGAGAGCGACCCTGTACACTATCCAATAATATTTGTCTCTTTAAGTTGGAGGTAAAGATATGTTGTTCGTGTTCTGATAGATTTTTAAAATCTGTTGCATCTTTAAGAATATCTACTTCTTCTGGTCGCCAAAAGAATCCTAACTGTTTATCAGTTAGTTTATCAAACTGTTTATATTTTAGTGTATCATATCTTTGTACTACAGGACCTCCTGTTGGGTCTAAGAACATTTTTACTTTAGTATGATCTACTCTATTTTTTGTATTTAATACTGTCATTATATTTTACAACTCTCGCAATCTTCGTCATCTAATTCGCCTTGTGGCAAATCTTCTAGTTTATCGTCTTTATTAATATCAATCTCGCCTTGCCCATCGTATGTGTTATTATAGTACAACTGTTTACCACCATACTTATAAAACATTAAGATGTCTTGTATCAGTACACTCATTGGAACTTTTTCGTCATCGTAATGTTCTGGATTGTAAGATGTATTTACCGAAATTCCCTGATCTATGTACTTTTGTAGGACCGCCATTATTTTTAAATAACCTTGCGGTGACTTCTGATCCCATAGTAAGTCATATTTATTTTTATAATAAGGATAGCCAGGTACCACTTGTTTTAACACACCATGTTTACTTTGTTTAATACTTACATAACTACGTGGTGGTTCAATACCGTTTGTGCTGTTACTAATTTGTGCTGATGTTTCAGCAGGCATAAGTGCCATTAGTGTACTGTTTCTAATACCAGTTTCTTTTAACTGCTTACGCAATCCTTTCCAATCTTGTCTTTCTTTGTGTTTAACTAATTCGTCAACATCTTTCTTATATGTTTGATTAGGTGTAATACCATGTCCATATTTTGTTTCATTATTACCTGCTATTGTGCCCTTCTCTATTGCCAGATCTGCACTTGCTTTAATTAAACTGTAACTCCATGCTTCTGCCCATTCATCAACAAGTTCTAAATTAGGATCTTGATAATTAGTATCATTCTTAACTAACCAATAAGCAAAGTTAATAATACCTATACCTAATGGACGTCTTTTCATTGTACTAAGTTCAGCCGCTATAACAGGGTACTCTTGATAGTCTAATAATTCATCTAATCCTCTAACTGCTAGATTACATATTTTATCCATCTCTTGTAAGTCTTTTAAAACACCCCAATTAACTGCACTTAATGTACATAAACTAATTTCGCCTTCTTCATCTTTTGCATCGTTTAAAGGCTTGGTAGGTAAATCAATTTCACAACATAAATTACTTTGCTTAATTGGTGCCACTTCTTCTATAAAGGAACCATGAGTATTAGCATGGTCGACGTTCATTAAATAAATTCTACCTGTGTCCTTTCTTTCTGTTACAAAGGCACTGAAAAGTTCTATTGCAGGGATAGACTTTTTCCTAATGCTAGTCATACGTTCTGCCTTTTCGTATAGTTCTTGAAATTTATCTTGATCGTTAAAGAACGAATCATAAAGTCCTGGAACATCTTGTGGACTAAACAATGTTATATTACCGCCACTAATAAGTCTTTCGTACATAAGTTTATTAAACTGTACTCCATAGTCCATATGACGCACTCTGTTGTCCTCTGTACCCTTATTGTTCTTTAATACTAGTAAGTCCTCAACTTCCAAATGCCAAATAGGATAGTATAGTGTGGCCGCTCCGCCTCTTACTCCACCTTGACTGCAACTCTTAACTGCTGACTGGAACATTTTATAGAAAGGAATAACTCCTGTATGTGTAGCATCTCCACTCCTTATCTTAGAGCCTACTGCTCTTATACTTCCAGCACCAATACCTATACCTGCTTTTTGACTTACATACTTAACAATACTGCTACTGGTTGCATTAATACTATCTAAACTATCGTCTGTTTCAATTAGTACGCAACTGCTAAACTGCCTTTGTGGTGTTCTAACACCTGCCATAACTGGCGTAGGCAAGGAAATTTTAAATGTACTAATAGCATCGTAGTATGCTTTTACATAACTCATTCTAGTATCTGCAGGATACTTTGCAAACAATGTTGCCGCAATCATCATATATGCTACTTGTGGTGTTTCAAATATTTCGCCTGTTGCTCTATTTTGTACAAGGTACTTGCCACGGAACTGTTCCATAGCCGCATAAGTTAATACTTCATCTCTTTCATGTTTTATGTGTGAGTTCAATTCATCTATTTCTGCTTTAGTATATAATTCAGTAAATTCTGCATCGTAAAATCCTGCGTCTATATTCTTTTGAATTATATCACATAAACAAGGAGGTACGAACTCTCCGTATACTTGTTTACGCAGATGATAGTTAATAAGCCTACCTGCTACATATTGATAATTAGGTGTTTCCTCGGAAATTAAATCTGCCGCACTTTTAATAAGTGTCTCTTGAATATCTTCTGTTGCTATACTTTCGAAGAACTGAATTTGACTATTGATTTCTACTTCTGATGCACTAACACCTGAAATGTCTTCACAGGCGTACATAACAACTTTGTGTAATTTATCTATGTTTAAGTCTTCAAGTGTGCCGTCTCTCTTTTTAACCTGCATGTGTGTCCTCAGTCTGTTTATATACGATATATTTATTTCTATACCATTTTAATATAAAACTGTATAAATGTCAATAAGTTTCTATGCTAATTCAAATGTTTTATGAATTTGGAATATAGTGGCATTCTCTTTAACGTATTCCCAAGAAACTATTTCTCCAGGTGTAAAATTATATACTAAATCTCTATCATATATAACCAGCCCTGATGTCCCTGTTATGTTATTACTTATCACTGGAAGTTGTATTGTTTCCTCAGATATGAAATCTTTATTTATAAGTGTAGATAACAATACTAAACTTATACCACTCTGACATAAGTAACCTTCATTTACTATTTCAAAAGGATTAGGCCAACTAGAAGGCGTGTAATAATCTAGGTATCTTGGTAGTGGTTCTATAGTAGAAAAATCTTCTAATACGTCTAAAATATTGTTATGAGTTTTCTGCCTAACCTTGCGCCATATATTTAATCTTTCAGAACCAGTTAAATTCTTATGAAACATTAGCCAATTAGGAACTCCAACGCCTTTGTATCCAATTCATTGTTAGATTTTTGTTAGTTGTATTTACTGCTGATAATGTAATTAAATTGTTACCTTTATCATAAGATGCACCAAAGGAAACATTACCTGATAATGTATCACTTATATCACTTGCTACATCTTGTATTATAACATCTGAATTACCTGTTACACTATTTTCAAAAGCATTAAGATATATAGTACCTGTTCTTCTATAGTTACCGTCTGATGTTCCATCATATTTAACAGTATATTCTAAAACATGTGTATCATATGTTGCTGTACTAATTGGTAGTTCTGAACTTGCAACAACGTTACCACTACTAATAGTCGCTGTGTTGGTTACGTCAAAAGAAGTTGTTTTCAATCCTGATGAGGAACCTAATGATGTTAAGATTTCTATGTTTAATTTTGTTGTAAGTAAACCTTTAACATCCGATCCTGATTTAGCAAAATACATATAATTAACAATATATGCAAAGTTTTCTGCTTCTTCATTACTTGAAAATGTCATTTCAGAGAATTCGTTATCTATATCTACTGGGAAAGATTCTATATCACCAGTTCCAGAACTTGCATATATTTGATTGGTTGCAACTGACTCAAATAAATTCATAGCATTTGATGTAAGCCTTGCATTTAACCATTGCTCTAATTTTGCTTTTACAGTTGTATCTCTGTCATATAACTTAGTACCATATACATAATCGCTATCTAAAAGTTGAAGTTTACCTAATGTATCTGATGAATCGTTATGTAATCTAAAATTAAAAGGTGTTGATGATTTAGATGCTTTACTACTAAAATATATTCTATTAGCATTATCAGGAACAAGTTGTAAACTTTCCCAAGCATCTGCATCTGCTAAATTATTTACTATAGCCGCCGCCTCTGATAAAGTAGTTGCTGAACTTAAATTTGTACTTCTTACATTTACTATACTACCGGAAGTATCACTACCGAATACAACACTTGCTGTACCACTTACATTTGATGACCCTGCTCCTGCCGCCGCTATAAAGAATGTATTATCTGTTGCTGTACCTATTAGAGTTGTATTACCATTTGCAACTTGTCCAGTTGCTGTACTACTTGCAAGTTTAAATTGTGCACCTACTGGGACTCCATGTAAAGGAGAAAAAACCTGCACATTGGCTCCAGATGCATCACTACCATAATTTATATATTGTAAATTATTAATAATTTCTGAGCTTATATTATTCTCTGTAACTGTGAAAGAATTTGAACCTATAGTTTGAACTACATATTTCTTATTCGTATCATTAAATTGAGTACTGTTACCGCCTACAAATCTAACTGTATGACCAGCAACTAATCCGTCTACATTACCTGTAATAGTTGTAGTCGTACCTACTGACTCTGCCGCCGTTACTGTTCTTCCAGTATGCCAAGCATTACCTGAAGGCAAAGTAAAGGAAATTGCTGTTGCATTACTTGATGCAAGTGGGATAGTTTTACCATTTACCCAACTATTTGTTAAATTATCACAGTATACATAATTGTAATAACTACTTGCATTAAAGGTTTCGCCACTATTATCTAATGCAATAACTACAGTTGACGCACCTGATGGTGTGAATGTAATACTATTTTGTACATCAGAAGCATTGCTTGTTCTTAAATGTCCTAAACCTGAAACTGTAATATTTGCAGTACTATCAGCAACTACAGAAATATGTTTATATTCTAATCCTATATGTCCAACACCTGTTGTAGGTGAAACTCTAATAAACTTCTCATCTATTTTTCTATAATCAGGAATTGAATACTGATCGTAAAAATTAAGTTCGGAAGTATAATAACTTATTTGTGTATTGGAAGAACTGAAACCATCTAATGCTTGTATAACTGAACTATTACCATAGTATGTAATAGCAACTTCGTCTGTTGAAGTTAATAAATTTCTAAATGTAGCAGTATGTGTATTTGCTAATGCAGTATTAGAAGAAAATATATAATCATGGCTAACTAGGTTAGCAACTGTGGCATTATCTGAGCCACTCAATATCTCTCCATTTTTCACTACAGTAATTGTGTTGGCAGTAAATGCCAAATTTGTTTCTAAATTTATTAAGTTACCATCTGTAACTGAAGCTCTAAAGGTTGTTCTTGTATCACTACCTGAATTAGGCAATGTATATGTTTTACTTGTACTAGGAGTATAACTTATTGTTTTTTCTGTACCACTAAAACTACCTGGAGTGTATCTTATATGAGGTACTGTAAAGGTTATAATTTGATTATTGGCAATACTTTTAATTGCATCCTGGGCACCTGTGGTGTTCTCTAACGATAATATTTTATTATATGCACCTGCTTGTATTTCTGTATCAGCACCTATATAAAGTTGCTTACTATCAGTTGCTAATCCTAACTCACCAGGTCGTAATGGATTCGGAAGGTCCTGTTTCAGCCCTCGTCTGTTTTGTATTCTTGAAACAATTACATTATTGTTTGATGTTGCCATACTAAAAGTCTCCTAACTAGTAGTATTTATCATCTTATGGGATTACTTGGAATAATAGTCTGCTAATCTAGAGGACCATTTATCACAATATTCATCAAATTCTTCTCCCTCTATAACAAAATCTTTATATTTGCCTTCTCGATCTATCATAAGTATTGCTACCGTTTGTATATTACTACCAAACATTTCATTATGTGCTAATGCGTAAGCACAACCTTGCATAAAGTAATCTTCAATCCATTCACGTTTTTTGATCTTCTTTGCTGTCTTAAAATCTATGATTGCTTCTTCGCCTTGCCACTTGCCTATGCCGTCTGCCGTTCCAGCATATAAACCTTCTGCAATAAGTCCTACTTCAACACCGTATAATTCATCAACTTTAGATAATCTTTTATCT